TGCCAATCAAGTGCGTATCGATGGGCGAGATTCGCTCCATGTCGTGTTCGACAAACAATACGCCGCCGATGATGGCTACAACAGAAAGCACCAGAATGCTCACCAAACTGACTGCAATAATTGCCCACACTCGCACTTCAATTTCTTCAGTTGTGAAGCCAGCCATTAGCATCTCCTAATAAAAGAGCCAGAATCATTACGCATATACCTACTATCGCAATCGCCAGTCCAAGTTCGGTCGAATGCTTGTTAATCTCATCGTCGTTCATCGTCCCTTCAGTGCTCCTGCGCCGATCGAATCAATCGCGTTCCATTGAGAATCCACGTCTTTCTTCAAGACGCCCATTTGTGACTCTACCCCTACAATCCTCTCCCGGACAGTCTGAACCTCTTTCGTAGCCGCCTGGATTGCGGCCAGGGTTTCCTTGGCTACGGCCTGAGAGTTCAGTTGCAGATCTCGCGTAACAGCTTGGAGCTGCTCTACCTGCGTCCGCATGGTGGCAATAGACCCTTGGAGCTTCTGTACGTCATTGCTCTCCACAATGGTCTGTAATGCCTTCAGATCGATCCCTAGCTTGCTGCCCACGCTATCGGTCGCAGCGAGATTCGCGCCCAGCGTGGTGATCGACTTCTCGATCTTGTCTACCTTTTCAATCAGGACGGTGACCGGTTTCATGTCCGGTATCTCAATCCCGGCCACGTTCTCTTGGAGCTTCTTGTAGTCCGACCAAAGCTCACCACCGGCCCACACTGCCCCGGCTGCGCTCGACACTATGGCGGCAAACCAGATGATGTAGCTGCCTTTGAGTGTGACGCCGCCGAGCTTTAACTCGGTTGTGGCCAGGCTAGGCTTTTCGGGTTCGCTCATTATTTACCCCCCGATACCGAGTTGAAGAAGGACTCAGAACTCTGTTTGTATGGAGCCAGTACGCCCTCTTGGGTCAGCATAAGCTCACCCCATGAGACCGCAATGCTGGAGTTGGCGTAGCTAAACGCGGCGTTTGCATAGGCCAGATCCTTGCCATATTGCGCTGCAAAATTGTCTACATTACCCGCGATCGAGGTGCTATTCGCAGCTCTCATGAACGCTGCTGTTTGAGCCGAATAGCTGTTTACGTCGGACAAAGACTGGTTATAAGCCGCGATTTGCTCCGTGGTGACCGCCGTTCCCAGACCAGCGTTTTGAATCGTTTGCTGGGCCGCACGAGCCGTCTGCGGGTCAGTGATACTGGCTACGGTTTGATTGACTGCCACCACCTTTTGCAGATCTACGGTCGCAGCAGCGAGATCCGAGATAGCGGTCTGCATCTGTAATTTTGTCGCGTTAGCACGGTCTTGGAAAAACTGTGCTGCGTTGTAGAAGCTGGTCGTGGAGAAGGTTGTCATCGCGGTGTTGTACGCGGTGCGCTGTGCCTCCGTGATTGTGGCCTGTGTGTACGCCTGTGGATTCACAATCGTTCCGGCATCAGCGGCAGCGGCAAGGCCAGAGCTATAGGCTGTGCCTATCACTATCTGGTTTTTGATAGCCAAGCTAGTCTGCTGGAGATTTGCTACTGCTGTCTGCTGGCTTGTTGTTAGCTGACCGAACGCTGAAGCGGAAGCGCTCAGACAGAGAGCCAGCACCATCAAGTTGAAGGCCGGCGCCCAGAGTGAGTGGGCGGAGCGGTTTGTCAGGGATAAGTCCATAGTCGGGCCTCAAAGTTTCGTTTTGAACCCAGAGCGCCGTGGCTTGCCTTCCGATTGCTCCGAGGAAGGGGCAGGGCGTTCCGGCCATAGCCATCGCTTGAAAGACGCGGGAGTCTTGGCACAGTATTGATGCCGCCGCGATCTTCAGTCCGAGGGCGTCCAACTGTTTTGCGAGCTTGAGCAGCTCACAGTTTTCGTCGCGTTGGTAGCGGCCAATAGAGATGCCTACTACCGTGCTACTGATTGCACCGGCCACACCTACCAAACATGAATCGGTCCCGCTGGAGAGAAACGAAGGAGCAACTGCGGTTGCTGCGGGCATAGGGGAGCCGGAGCCGGCGCCATTGAAGTTGTTTGTCGTATTGCCGCTGTTTGAACTTATGTTGCTTCCCTGCTGATTCGTAGACAGGTTGTCTACGTTAGTTTGCGCCTGGACAGAGAAGCAGATCAACAGCGGCAGCAGTCGTTTCATCGTAACCTTCAAATGAAAACCCCGGCCGAAGCCGGGGCGGGGTTGACCACTGCCAAGAGGTCATGCCGAGAGGGTCGGCAAGTTCACTTTATAGACACAAGCCATCGCTGTCAACAGGCCGAAGGGATACAACTAGGTGTCCCTGCTCCAGAAGCCGCCGTAAGGTTCGACCGTTCATCTTCTCGGCGAACTCTCGTTTTTCGTATCGGCTCATCTGAGCGCCTTGATCGTATTCGGTATGACATTGGTGGCAGAGGAACATGATCGAGGCGTCTGAGGCTTTGATGCCCATGCCCTTACCTTGGTTCGAGTGTGCGCTGACCACGGTGCCATCGCGGGTGCCGCAGCTCACGCAGGACTGCCCATCGGCCAGCTTGAGCAGCTTAGGATTTCTGTAGGTGGTCGGTTTCATCATGCACCTTGTAGTCGTGAAGTACCAGTCCGTCTCGTTTGAAGTCGCCCACTCGACATGGTTTGACCCACACTCGTCCCTTGGGCAGCGTCCGCCAGTGACCTCTCCGTTCATGCGCTCGTGGACTGGCGTGGGTACCCGTGGCTTCTGACGGGGAGGTTTCGTGTCTCGCCTTGATCGTGACCGTGCGCCACACGAAGGACGGCTGCTTGCCTTTGGCCAGCTTCCGTTTGTTCGTGAATGTCGTAGACACTTCAGGTCGATAAGCGGTCATGGCAGAGGCGGCGAGCCTAGTGACCAAGATCTGAATCGGGGCGATGACCTTCATGTTCTCGTCCCGAGTAAACTCTTTCTTGTCTCGCCTGAACACTTTGAGATGGCCGCTTTCATTCAATCGGCAGACCAGCGCCGGGAGGCGAACGAACTCGGGCATCAGAACGAACCCGGTGGTCACGATCGTATCCTGGCCTGCCGCTGCGGCATGGACGACGAACGGCTTGTTGCTACGGCCCACGATGGTGATGTCATCAAACGGAAGATGCGTGACCATTTCCGGGATCAGCTCGACCTCGAACTTTGTTGGTATTTCTCCGAGGTCGAACCAGACGCTTGTGTGTGGTTTTGGAACCAGCTTCCACATAGCTTGAATGAGCGGGGTCATACGGACTCCTACCAGGGTGCGTCACCGACGTCATCTAACGATTGGTGAAAACCAGTCTTGTTTCGGCGGGGGCGCTCGTTTAGGGGCGGGCTTTCTCTGGACATATTTAATATCGTCTCCAAAGACGGGAAAGGCCATCTCGATGTTTCGGACCCAGACTGTTGGTTCGTTGGATCGGACGGGCCTGGACTTCCAGAGGTATCCATCTCTTTGTAGATCATTGAGGTCTTTCGTAATGGTCGAAGGATTAGCGCCGATCAACTCGGCAATCTGTTGTGCAGTTCTTCCAATTTGATCGTTCTTGAATATGTTGAAAATTTGTTTCTTGATGGTTGTCCATCGTTCTTTCACATCTTCGCCTTCTCCAAACAGGTAGGCCGGGTAATAACGATTGACTTCAAACACCCATTCAACAATGTGAATGACTTTGTGTTCGTGCATTGACTTACAAAGCAAATGAATCGTTTCAATGCCATACCCGCTTTTTTCGGCTAATTGTTTTGGGGTGTGTGCCCCAGACATCATGAGTTTAATTAACGGCCCAACGGTCGTAGCAGAAAACTTTGGCTTCATCTTTCTAACTTTCCTTCTGGGTCTGCCGGTGATGTTTCAGTTAGGTTGTCTGCTGGAATTTCATAAGTATTCCATTCATGTGAACAGGCGTTGCATCGCCTCCTCCTCCATTTCCAATTGAATCGGGTGTCTTTTCTGGTTTCCAATGTCTTGCTGCTCCATGAGCCGCATTCAGTACAGATGCTCATCCTCCGTTCTGCTCCTTATACATTTTCAGATTGCTCTCTTTCGGCCACGGCAGGCTACCGTTTCTTCGCTTGCTGTATTCACTCATGGATTCACACAAGTACAAATTAGACAGTCGGTTATCTAGCCCCTGGTTATTGATATGAATGACAACTTCGGTGCGCTTGATCATGCGCCCTAAGTATTTTGAAATGCGCAGTCGGTGTTCAGCCATGTATTTGCCTACATAGCCCTTGCGTTTTCCAACTAACACAAACTTGTGGTTAGACTGCTTTTGCACATGTTCGCCACTGCGGAAACCAGGAGCGTTCACTCCTGAGAAGAATATATTCTTGCATCTGGTAGAACATGTTTGCTGTTTTTCTTGTTTTTTACTGCTGATCGGATAAAACATTACGCCGCAAACAGCGCAGGGCTTTTCCTCAAATGTGCGGGATCCGGCTACATAGCATTTCTTAGAGCAATACAATCTTCGGCCATCCCCCCACGTTGCTGTCGATGATCGTTCTGCTGTAAACATAGAACCACAATACAAACATTCCTTGTCCGTTGGTTGGATGCAGTTTTCTAAAAAACATTTCCGACTACAGAACTTTCTGTCCGCACCGTGATCGGGACGCGCCATAAATGTGCCATTGCAGTTTTGACATGTGTACTGTGTGCGAGGTAAAGCGCCAGATTTGTTGTGACATGTAATAGAACAGAAACGAGATTCATCTTTTCTAGCATTCGGGCACATGTAATCTTTCTTGCAATACTCACAAGTCTTAACGATAGGTGGCCCGCGCTTCATCCGTTCTTCTCCTTCAGCTTCGCCTCGATCTGATCAAACAGCTTTCGTGTGTAGCCCTTGATCGGTGTCGGCCCCCACGGTCCGATAATTTCTTTGATCTCGTCATCCGTCAGCCCGACCCACTCCCGCTTTCCGAGCTTGCAGACACCGCACATACACTCCACCTGCTTTTCTGCCTGTTCGATGGCTTTGGGCGCAATGTCTTGTGTCATGTTCGCTCCTGTATGTCGTAAAACCAATCGTCGCCAGCAGACCACTTGCGCGTGCCGTCAACGGTGTAAAAATCTTTAGCTGCTTGAAAGTCTGGGAACTTAACCTCAGCAGGGATCAGGCTCTGGTCGTACCAAAGGCAGCGGTTGTTGGGCTGCGTGGCGAACTGGCCGTTCTCCAGCCGGATGAAGTTAAAGCTCTTGTGCTCCTCGGCCTGCTCAGTAAAACCCGTGTCAGCGTCCATGCCGTCAGCGCAGAAGTCCACCGTGAACAGGTAGCGCCCGTGGTGCCACTGCTTGTCCTTGCCCAAAAACTTTACGCCCAAGTTACGCAAACCGATCTTCTCGCACACGGTAAAGCGGTAGCCCATGCAGTCCCACAGTTGCAGCGTGTCGATAGGCAAGTCGCCGTGGTCTTCTTTCCAGACGTAGGCGCTGATCGGCAGCTTGTCGTACAGCGCCCCGTAGCTTGGCAACAGTGATTCGATCCGGAACACCTGACCGCGCAGCGCCTTGATGCTGGTCCAGATGGCAGGTTCTAGCTCACCGTGCCCCTTGGTGAAGTTGTACAAGTACTCTCGGCGCACAAAGCACTTTAGGGGTGGCAGACTTGCGACGATGTAACTCATGCTTGCCCCCTTGCTCTTATCATCGCTGCCGCAGCCAGAGTGCCGTACCCGTCGATTCCCGCCTGCTCTACTGCCAAAGCGCAAGCCTCTCGCTCCCTCTCCACCGCCTCCCTGACCGCAACACAAGCTGGTCGCTGGCACTCAGCATGGCAGGTGTGGATGCCGTCGTACTCCATGCGTTTGCGCTCGGCTGCGGCTACGCTCTCCGCAAACCTCAGCACCCACTCCTCACCCCACGGTGATGCAAAGATAGACTTCTCATGCGGGTGGCAGGCTTTCTTCGCCAGATCGAGCCACAGCTCTCTGCTCATATCAATCTCCTATTAGTCCACCGATGTTTGACTCCGGGCGGTATGACTGCTCGATCTTCGATCGGATCTCGGGTGGGATCTTGGGCAGGGGAAACCAGCCGACGTACCACTGGTCCTTGCCGTCCCACCATCCCGTGCTGGAGATCCCGGCGGCGTTCAGGAGCAGAACCTTCGGACCCGGTGGGCAGGTGTCCATCGACCGCCAGATCAGATCGGCCTGGGTAATTGCGTCTTTGTTGGTTGTCATGATCGCCTCCAGAAAAGGGAGGTTGCCCTCCCCGTTCGTTTACATCGTTGCGACTGCTGCCGGAGCTGCCACTGCTACGGCAACGGTTTTCTTTTTGCCAGGCGGACGGCCGCGTCGCTTTGTGGGCTTGAGCACTACCGGCTTTGCTGATGGCGTCGGTTTTGGAGCGTCAACCAGATCAAGGATGGATCGCTCGGTGTATTCGCGGAGCGCCTTGATAACGATCGGCAACAGTTCAGAATCAATTTTCAACGTGACTTTCATGATTGTCCTTTCTGTAGAAACGTGGCAAAAATAGTTTGTGCTTCTTGGTCGATGGTGTTCATCACCTCCTGAGATAAAACATCTGTAAGTGACCAGACTTTGCTGTCATGTTCAATACGAACCTGTTCCAGCATTACGCAGTACGTATCGGTTTCGTCTCGATAGAACACGCCAACTTGCACGGTGCATGGTGTCGCGCACTTCGGCAACCGATAGTCAAAGGTGAATGTGTGTGGGCCGTGCCAGTTCATTTGTCGCTCTGAATGGTGAGCTGATGATTCACTGCTCGCGTCTCAATGATGATTGCGTAGCAGCATTCTTTGGCTTTCGTGAGATCGCGTTCTAAGCACGCCTTCTCTAGCTCGGCCAGTTTCTTTTTGATGGCCAGTATGCCTTCAATGTAATCAATCACGGTGCTCTCCAATCTTGGTTCGTTCCTGGGCTTTGGCCCACTTCTCGTGGTAGGCCGGATCTTGAGAGGGCGGGGTCCATCCAAACCGTCGCCACGTTTCAGCTACATCGGTCGCGGCGCTGATCTTATAAAACACCTCCGTTGAAAAATCGTTTTGATAGTCCTTAAGCATTTTTGTCTCCAAGTTTTTGAACAACCATGTGATAGCCAAGAAAAGCTACTTGCATCTCCTCACCGAACAGCATCATGAAGCTATCAATCGCTGCTTTGGGTCGGCGCAGCACATCGCGGGGGTGGCCCCACAGATAGTCATCCCAGACCAAGAAGCCGCCATTGTTCAGCAGCACCCAGGCCATGCAGGAGTCGGTCATGACATCTTTGGCAATATGCGAACCATCAATGTAAATGAAGTCATATCGCAGTCCCGCAGAGATCATGTCGGCCATCGCAACGGCAGAGGGCTGTTTCATCTTATAGACCTCGCGCTCAGGAAACCGTTCCTTCACGATTTCAATGTTGCGGTCAAACCTTGCCTCGACCTTTCGCATGTCGTCGTGCTCGTGTTCTTCGCCTCCTGCCCATGTGTCAATGCAGGTCAGCTCACCGCCGTCGTTGATCATGTGTTCAACGGTCCAGACAGAAGACCGTCCTTCGTATGATCCGATTTCTAGGAAGTACATGTTGCGTTTCATCATCTTCCGAATCTCGGGCCAAACATGTTCGCCGGTCTTGAACCAGTCTCTTGTAAATTCGTAGTTCATTTCGGCTCCAATGCAAGGATCTGGGATTTCAGAAGATGACTGAGGTCTTTGCTTTCAACTCGCAGCATCTTGGCCTGCGGGTTGTTGGCTACGATGTTGGCCGCATCAGTTAGAGCGGCTTTGTAGCCGGTCTTATAGGCATCAGAACCGTCTAGGATCATCGCTATGGCGTTCCGTACCAAGCCGGACGCTTGACGATTCTTGCCGGCTTTTTTGAGTCGTGCATGAGTGTCGGCTGGCAGATAGACCGAGTACGGTATCAGCCGTTTTTTTGTTTCCATGACATGAAGTCCTTGTTGACTCGGTTGAGCAGTTCCCGTGCTTGGTTGTTGGTCTTGAGTTCTGATCTTGAATCGACGGACAGATAGCCACGCAGCCATTCAGTAGCTTCTGATTCATTCGGTTCAAACACCAAGGCTTCGTCCTCAAGATAAGCCCAGAACTCGGGATCACGGCATAGCACGCCTGCCAAGCGAACAGCTTTGGCACCATCGAATTCTTGACGGTCCAAAGGCTGTTCTTCTTCGTTCAGCCGTACCATGACCACCTGGTATCGTGCCCCCACAAAGTCCCTGAGAAGATCATCAGGGGCGTCATCTGGATGTAGGCACAAGGTCAGGATGAACCCGTCCTTGTTCTGTTTGAGCGCGACCTTGACGGCCTCGAACTGGATGGTCTTCATCAGAATGGCAATTCTTCGTCGTCTTCCTGTTTCTTCGGAGCGGCTTTTACATACGGCTCCGAGACGGACAGGGACAGGGCTTTCTTGCCGGCGATCTCTTTTCTCCAGCCGGAGATAGAGAGCTTTACCTGCTCACCATCGGCTTGGGCGATGAGCTTTTTCAGCAGAGAGATTTCAACAAAGATGTCGCCTCGAACATCGGGGTGATTGTCTGAGCGTTTCTCGTTGGGCCAAAGGGTGCCGGTGTTAGGACGGGGAACAAACATGATTACTCCTTAACGAACTTCTTCTTGGTTTCGGTAAACGTGGTCATCAGAGACTTCCACATGGCTTGATCGGCTTCTTTGACCAGATCGAACATCTGTTTGTTGACCTTGAAGATGTTCATCACGTCATCGGCGTTGGTCGCCATATCGAGGGCAAGCTGGACAGCTTTGGGAACCTCATCCAGCCATTCAGGCTCTTCGCCTGCGCCTTGGATGGTGATCTGCCACGGCCCCGCTTTGCCTTCGACTTTCTTCGGGGGCTTGGGCTCCGCTTTCGGCTCGGGCTTCTTGACTGTCTCGACTTGTGGAGATGCGTCGATGATGTCGTGTTCAACGATCTCCATAGCGGCCAGCCAAAGGTAGCGACGCTGATAACTCTCAACTGCGCCCAGGTTCTGAATGGGATGAGCGCCCTTGAGATTAGCCTCGGCCATGGGGCTGGTGATGGTCAGAGTGGTGCCGTCCTCGCAGTCAATGATCTGGAGGCGGGCATACTCGGTATCGAACGTGACCACGCTGGCAAGACCCAGGTCGTTAAAGATCTGCATGGTCTGCGGCAAAAAGTCGCCCAGCTCAAAGTATTTGTAGCCAGCGAACTTGTTCTCGCCGGACTTGTTTAACTTCATGCCTTGCAGCTTGATGCGGGCTTGCATCAGTTTTTTGTGAACAGCCATCCTTGTACCTCTTGCAGTTTTTGAATGTAGTGGCGAGCCTTCTCAGCGTCATCCGAGCCTTTCAAGCCTTGCCGAATCGCATACTTGAGTGCGGACCCTTTCAAAAATCCCACGAACTCCGAGTGAGTCAGCAGCGCTTCCATAACTTCCCACGGCTCGATGCCGAGCTTCTTGTAGTGATCCCCGCCCACCTGTCGGGCGTTGGCTGAGATCTGTTTCCATGCCTCCTCTTCGGCCAGATTGAACTCTTCCTTTAGCGTTGCCATGCTTACTCCTTTTCAAATCGAACGCCGTCTTGATACTCGCGCCACTGGGCGCACCATGTGTTGACCGGGCAGAAGTTCGCACAGCGTGTACGCTCTCCCGGTCGAACCTGAACTTCGTAATCACCGCCCAGACGATTGGCCTCCCCGAGAGCCGACAGCTCATCGTGGAACAACGACTTTGCCCGGACGCCGCCTTTCTTGATCACAGCCCAGACCGTTGGCTTCTCCCACATTTCTTCAGGCGTGCAGGGTGGGAGCAACTCCTCTGCTTCAAGGGCGAAGTCAGCCTCGGCGTGCTTATGAATCCGATCGGCAACGTACGCCTCACGCTCCTCGAAGGGCCATAACTTGATCGGTAGCTCCTTGATCGGGGCGGGCGGGTAGTCTTCCTTCTTCTCAGCATCTCTACGACTCCAGTCACGGATGATGGCCACGATGCCAACGTCCAGCACCTTGACGCCCTTGACCTTCTCGACCAGCCAAGCGTAGAGGTTGAGTTGTTGTTCCCACTCGATCTTGTCGTTCATCACAGACCAGGCCGAGGTGGTCTTGTAGTCCCGGATCGAGACGCCGCCCTCGCGTTTGATCTGAAGGTCGATGGCCCCGGAGATCGTCCAGCCATCCACGACCGCAGACAAACGCTCCTCGATGACGTGGGTGTCATCCTTGCCGTGTTCGAGAACCTTGTGGACAGCAGAGCCGAACAGCGACCAGACCATATCGGCCACATCAGATTCGATCTCGTCTTGGAACCGTTCAGTCAATGCTACGATCTTCGGTGAGTTGATGAGCTGCGTCACCGAGCGGTGAGCTTTGCCCTTTGAATAGGTCGGCCTCCGAAGAACATTGACAAATGTCTCAGGGATGCCATGCTTATTGGTGAGCTTCATGTTGACTCCGTTGGCAGTGGAGTTTTGATGGTGACAGCTTTTTTCTGTCATGTCAACACATTGTTCCCATGCCATGTCATGTATGGTATAGTACCGCAAGGTGCTCACAGCACCGGCCCAAGCCGAGGGGATCTCGGTCGTTAGGAGAGAAGATGGATCTGCAACTCAGACCGCACCAGATGAAGTGCGTAGAGGAGCTTCGAGAGGGGTTCCGAGCGGGGCATAGGGTGCAACTGCTCTATGCTCCCACAGGATTCGGGAAGACTGAAGTAGCGATCTACCTGATGAAAGCAGCCGCAGAGAAGATGTCTCGGACTGCGATCATCATGGATCGGATCGTGCTGGTGGACCAGACGAGCGACCGGCTGACCAAGTACGCAATCCCTCATGGCGTCTTGCAGGCAAGCCACTGGAACTTTGCTCCGGCGCGACTGATCCAGGTCTGTTCAGCGCAGACACTTGAGAGCCGAGACGAGTTCCCGGATTTCGATTTGGCGATTATCGACGAGTGTCATATCGCTAGGAAATCGGTGACTGAGTTCATCAAGTCCAAGCCCGACATGAAGGTGATCGGACTGACGGCTACACCGTTCACCAAGGGTCTCGGAAAAATCTACGAGCATGTCGTCACAGGATCCAGCACAGAGTTCCTGGTCAAGAAGGATTGGCTTGCCCCGCTGAAGGTCTACATCGCTAAACAGATCGACATGACGGGTGCGAAGAAGGTCGCAGGTGAGTGGGCGCAGGATGTGGCAACAGAGCGCGGCATGAAGCTAACAGGCGACATTGTGGCCGAGTGGATCAAGAAGACCCACGAGATTTTCGGAGGCCCGAAAAAGACCATCGTGTTCTGCTCTGGGGTGGCCCATGGTGCTGACCTCGCGCAGCAGTTTGCCAAGCAGGGCTACAACTTCGTCCCGATCTCATACAAAGACAATGACGAGTTCAAGCGCGATGCCATTGCGGACTTCGCCAAGCCGG